TGATGCCCCGTTCCCGTGGCGGTGGTCATTCTTGGGATAACATTGTTTCTGCCTGTAAGCCCTGTAATCGAAAGAAGAGCAACAGGACTCCAGAAGAGGCTCGGATGCCTCTACAAAAGTCTCCATCTGCACCCACAAGAAATGCAATAATTTTTGCATCGCTTGAGGGTCGAGATCAATGGGAAAGATGGGCAAAGATGCTCATTACATAAATACTATATGGAGATTTTTCTAGTAAATAAAAGAAATAAGGAAGACTCAGATGATTCTAAAGATTTTCTCTTCGTTATGGGGCAAGATTTTCGGTGGCAAAAAGCCTGCGAAAACAGAACCAACACCAAAGCCAATTGGTGCGGCTATCGCAGAGGAATTGAACAAGCAATATGTCCCACCAGCAGTCAGCGGTGCAGACATGGCAAAGGCTCTGAATGAAGTTCCTGTAGTTACTACCACTCCTGCCCCAAAGAAGAAGGCAGCAAAGAAATCATCAAAGAAAAAGGATTGAAATATGAAAAAAGAACCACTGGCTGAAGCAAAATCTGCAAGCATGGGCATGATGCGTAAGGCGGTTGCAGCCGTCAACGACACTCTTATGCGCCTAAATAAGCGTCCAAACGGTGATTACGAGAATCTTCTCGCCGCACTAAAGAGCAAGAACAGCAAGAAGTTCATTCCTATGCTTGTTCCTTATGTTGAGGATGTTATTGATGCAATAGAGGCAAAGGATAACAGTGGCATATTCACAGATTCGGATATCGTGGATGTTGCAGACGAGGTAGCCGACCGTCACATGAGAGCCATCGGATTGCTTGATGAATCAGTTTCTGATGTGGTAGAAGGTGTTGGAGCCTATACTCTGAAGAAGACAAAAGTTGAGAAAAATGAAGGTGAAGATGGAACACAGACCATTACTCACTATGACATCATGCTCGGAGGCAAAAAGGTTGGTAAATTGAGTCGTGACGACTACTTTGGTCAAGTAGACGGTGAACTTCACGGAAAACCTATTCCACAAACAGCCATTGGTTCTGATATACAGGCTTGGCTGCACAAGTTCCTCAAGTCCAAGAAGGGCGCAAAGTTTGCAATGCAAGCAGAAGCAAAGGACTGCGGATGCGATGGCGAGGCAAACGAAGAGCAAGAGTTTATGTTTGCAATGAAGAAGAAAGCCAAACTAAAAGAAAGCCTCATGGCAAAGGTAAAGTTCCTCCGCAAAGACTGATATAGATAAGAGTGGAGGAAACCGTGAACCATGCAATATGACCCACTACCGATAGATTGGGATCTCCAATCAGTAACAGACGAAAACGGAAAACGACAATACACTACGCCTAGCGGTGCGGTGTATCCGTCTGTTACCACGGTTGTAGGATGGGAGAAGAACCAATTCTTTGCCCGTTGGAGAGCCGAGAATCCACAGGAGTCACAACGGGTCACACGCCGTGGCACGAATTTCCACAAACTCATGGAAGATTGGCTTTCTACAGGTACACTTGCTCAAACAGATGAAACCTATCTTGCCCTGCAACTAAAGCCATATCTAAAGAACTTTGGCAGGATATGGGGACAAGAGGTTCCCCTGTGGAGCGATCTCTTGGGACTTGCAGGGCGCACTGACTGCATATCAGAGTACCGAGGAAAACTATCGGTTGTAGACTTCAAGGGATCAACAAAAGCGAAGCGCATAGAAGATATTGAGAATTATTTTCTTCAAGCCACAGCATATGCAATCATGTGGCAAGAGCGCACAGGAATGGCGATAGGGCAGATTGTGATACTCATATCATGCGAAGACGGAATAGTGCAAGAAGTGATTCGTTCAACAAATGATTATGTTCCTCGACTAAAGAGTGCTATTGATCGTTATAATCAAATGACTGCAAGGAGTGAATAATGGCAATACCAACATTTGGACAAATGGCATCATACCTTCGTGCTCGATTCTCCCGTGGCTTGGATGACAAACGGGCTGATCCCACGATCAAGGATGTTCGTATGCTTTCTTGCTTTGGAAATGGACATACCGTTCCCGTCTGTCCCGCCCTGCGTCCAAGCAAGGTGCAAGACGGTCGGTTCTACTGCAATGATTGTGGTTGTGGAGACAAGCCTGGCAAGTGGCTCAACGGCAAGGAAGGCGAGTACACGAAACTAGACTATCCTGTTCTCCTGTGTCCACGGAAGATGCCTGGTTTCTCCAACTATGAGGCTCGTAACAACTCTGAACCCCGTAAGATTCAGATAGAGGAACTTCTTGACAACATCAAGCGTGGAATAGAAGAAGGTCGGCTGCACCCAAAGCAACCACCAAATCCTCCCTCAAACCTCAAGTAAAAAAGACAAGAGGAAGGTTTCCCTTCCTCTTGAACGCCCCTCCCCAAGCCTAATAACGGGTAGGAGTTTTGTATTTTTAGTATCCCCAGATTCGGATGAATGGATTCTCTGCGTATGAGTTGAGTATTGACTGAATTGGGGGGAACGGGTTTCCTCCCGCACCACCGAAAGATACAATGCTTCTTGGGGGGAACCCATTTGCATATTCTGTACCTGCGCTCACTCCTGCGCCACCAACAGTGAGATTTGGCTCTTTGTTGGCAGTGAAGCCAGATATCTGTCCTGCATAGAATTCTCTCTCATAGAGGGTAGTGTCGCTCCACTGACCAGTTTCCTGATCCCAGAATCCTGCTCCGATTGTGTGAGACTGGTAGTCTCCCTTTACCTGTATGTACACCCTTCCTGCATCGTATGTTGGTATGAAGATGCGGGATGGCTTCTCTATCACACCAATGTACTGCTTGTGTGCGGCTGGAGCAAGAGCGTCCCCAAGATTACCATAGTTGTAATTACCACCATTTAGATTGGAAGCATCATTGTTAGCAATTGGATTATTGTTTCCCGTGAATCCTGGGAATCGACGGAACTGATCCATAGCGTGTGTCCAGATTGGAGCCACTTGGTATTCCTTGAAGAGAACCTGTGCATCTCTCTCAAACTCAAACCGTGTGGAAGCAGTGTATCCAATGAGAACATGGGAGATAAGATCCCACTTTGTCAACTGTATGTACAAACCGTGCTTCAGATTTACCTTTGGATTTCCTTCTGTGTTCGCTTCACTTCCGCTATCCTCAAATCCAAATCCGTTGTAACCCCGTGTCACAGGATATGGAGTCGTGCTCCAGTAGTAGAAAGTTCCTCCACTGACTCCAACAGTATTTGGTTGTGCTGTAGACGAAGCAAGAAGGAATGGACCGATTGTTATCCCTCGGGCAAACCGAGGACCACGCTTCTCCATCGTTACCAGAGCCTTGTTTGTAATAGTTTCTGAAACTATCTTGCCCGATTCAGTCATCTCACCAGCACTTGAATCTGCCTTTACTGCAACAATCGCTCCAGAGGCAAGTCCAACACTTCCACTGACAGTGACGCTTGCACCCGATGCAATCGAAGCAATGGTTATTCCGCTAGTTGGGAAGTTCAGAGAAGGGGCAGGAGGAGCCGCAAATGTAACGGCAATAGGCTGTCCACCGCTCACGCCAATGACAGGAATACCCGATGAGATACCCATGATTGTGATGCCTGGAGCATCAGTGACAAATATACCTGCAACAGTTCCACCTTCGACAGTTACACGAACAGCCGTGGTTCCAGCGACACCAAACACAGGAATACCAAGATTTCCTCCACCATCGGCAAATGCAGATCCAGAGATGATGGTTCTTGTTGTGGTGAATGTGATGCCAGCAAAGGTCACGCCCATTCCGGCGTTTCCAAAGGTAATTGCACCAAATGTCACTCCCATCGCTGTTGCACTAGGCACACCAAATACAGGGAATCCAAAGAACACAGCAGTAGAGCCAGACAATCCATGACCAATCGGAACTCCATAAACATTGGTAAGCACTGTGTTGAAGGTTGTACCTCCACCGCTCAAGCCGTGTGCGCCAGTATTTCCTATCAATGGAGATGTCTTTACATTTCCACCAATGTTGAGAGTTGTTCCGCCCGTTGTTGACACATTAACGGTGTTTGTTATGGTTCCTACTGATATACCAGTGAAAGTAACACCGATTGTAGATGTACTCTCTCCAGTGATGAATACCTTTCCTGTGAGCGTGACACCTGGCTCTCCATCGACTCCCCGAACAGAAGAAATCCGTAAGAACGAGACTGTTCCACCACAAGCACCTTGTGAAGTGTGGTATCCTGTGGTTCCAAATACACTTCCTGTCTCTTGAGTGTATAGAGCAGTTGCGCCAGTTACACCAAATACAGGGAATCCAAAGAACACAGCAGTAGAGCCAGACAATCCATGACCAATCGGAACTCCATAAACATCAGTAAGCACTGTATTGAAGGTTGTGCCTCCACCGCTCATGCCTCCTGAGCCAGTATTAGAAGACGCTGGACGAATGGCGACAGTATTTCCAATGCTGATAGTGCCGCCAGAGATGTTGCCGATATTCAGTACCGCAAAGGTTCCTCCCTGTATCCTGAGAATATCTAGAGTTCCACCGGAGATTCCTACTTCCTTTATGGCTGTAAGGTTCACATCAACAGTGAATCCACTTATGGTGATTCCAACACCTATCATCGCAACTTTCAGAGCATCTCCAGACATTCCAACTGGAGCATATCCACAGGCTCCAGCAGAGCCGAAGAGAGCAACACCAAGAGTTCTGTCCGTGCTGCCGCTTACTCCGTAATTGGCAATATTGGAGATCTGTGTGGGTATACCAACGAATGTGGAGCCACTGAATCCTAGAGGAATACCTTGATTATTCGTAAGGATGGCATTGAAAGTCGTGCCTCCACCACTCCTTCCTTGTTCACCAGTACTTGATGCCTGTGGACGAATAGTGATGTTTCCACCTGTGACTAGAATAGAATCAGAGGTAGCCCATGTTACTCCAATCGGAACCATACCTGTAGAGCCAGTTATGACCAATCCTGTTGTCTTTATGATGCTTGTTCCATCTATGTCAACAAGGTCAACAAAGAGAGGACCAGAAGCAGAAAGAGCGGCTCCTGCGGTTTTGCCGTTCCTTACCCCAACAAGTCCAGTCACTCCAACAGTATTTCCAATGTTGATTGTTCCACCAGAGATATTGCCGATATTCAGTACAGCAAAGGTTCCTCCCTGTACATTGAGGAAGTTTGCAGTTCCTCCTATTAGAGTTATGCCGTTTCCAAAGCAAACACCAGAAACAGTTACCGTTCCGAGGCACAAGCCTACCCCCTCAACACTAACCTTCAGTGAATCTCCAGATATGCCTATTGGAAGATATCCACCTGATCCTGTGCTGCTGTAACCATATACCGCAAAGGGCAAGAGATTTCCGTTCGTTGCACAGGCTCCGCAGATTCCAAACGCAGTAAGATTGGCAATATTACCAGTTGTCGTAATGCCAACAGGATTTACTGCATTAGCACCAACACTGGTACTGTGTCCCTTTACAAAGAGTTCCGATGTGGTTGTGGTTTCCACTGTTCCACTAATCTTTCCAAAGGAAACACCAAGTCCCACTGTAGTACCACACAAACCTGGCGCTACCCTGATTCCAGAAGCAATATCATTTATCGTCAGTCCACCAGATAAATTCAGACCGCTGACATTCACTCCTAGTCCTTCAAGATGTGTCTTGAGTGAAGTATTTCCCACTGCTATATTGAAGGAGGTAAGTTGAACAGGCACTGGACTAGTGGTGGCATTCTTTACATCTACATTCTGTGTGGAGGGGAAATTTCCAACATTAATAGAACCACCAGAGATGTTCCCGATGTTCAGTACCGCAAAGGTTCCTCCCTGTATCCTGAGAACATCTAGAGTTCCACCGGAGATTCCTACTTCCTTTATGGCTGTAAGGTTTACGGTCAATCCTGATATTGTTAATCCTGATAGTGTCAATCCACCAAGAATTCGCACAGGATATCCGTCAAAGGTGGCTCCGCTGTATCCGATAACACTACCAAGATGATCCACAAGAACATTTCCAAAAGTTGTAGTCCCCACCGTATCTGGTTTTATTTTTACAGTGTTTGTATTACTATCAATCTTGAACGATGGGGTTCCAAGAACATGGACAGCACCTGTTATTGAGTTTCCGGTCGGATCAATCTTGAACGATGGGGTTCCAAGAACATGGACAGCACCTGTTATTGAGTTTCCGGTCGGATCAATCTTGAACGATGGGGTTCCAAGAACATGGACAGCACCTGTTATTGATGGAGTGCCTGAGAATGTTACTCCCAATAGATTGCCAGAAGCATTAACAACTGGCAGTCCGTAGAACGCTCCACCAGATGTTCCTACAAAAGAGCCGTTAGGGTTTGATAGAACAACTCCGATAGTTTCTCCAAAGTTAGCATTAACAGAGCCTATAGAGAAAGACCCTCCAACAATATAAACAGGAAGAGAGGCTCCCTGTCCACCACACCAACCACTAATCGCTATTCCGCTTGCACCAAAATTAAGATTGCCGACATTTAGATTATTTACATTAACTGTTCCACCAATGACTCCAAATGTCACGGCAATGGATTCAGTGACACCAGAACCGCTTACAAAATTGCGTAGACGAACAGGACCAAATGTTGCTGCTCCAAAGGTTACACCGAAATTAGAGCCTATTCCCTGTATCGGGGCACAGACACCAGCAATAAACAGTTCTGTTCCTAATTGAACATTTAATCCAGAGAAGCACAAGCCTGATGAATTCACAACATTAACATTGACTGCTGTTGGTCCTGCGTTTGCCTTTACTGTCTGTAGGATTGCATCAACAAGGAACCAGTTTTCAGAGTTATTAAGGCTTATTGGAAGTGGAGTCGGATCAGATCCCTGATCGGTAATGAGATTTGCCTCTCCACTGCCACCCCACACCAACTTTACATACTGAATAGATCCTGTTGTTCCATCGGATTGCCCAAGAACTGAACGATCCGCAAGAACATAGTTTGGCGTACCGTTGACAATACTGGCTGTAAAACCTTGACCTGATGCGTCTGCCATGATGACTCCCGTTATTCTTACTAATTAGGCTTGTTAGGGCGAATGCCACTATATGTATAAACAGAAATCCCTGCAATACGACTTGACAACCTTCGTTTACCTATTACAATCTGTCCATAAGGAGCAAAGACATGATATTTGATGGATCAGTAGATTTTGCATTAGAGATAGAGAAACGAACACGGGGAAAGAACCCTTCCTATATTGATGCAATAATGGATGTTTGTGAGACTTTCGGGGTGGAACCACAAGCAATAGCAAAACACCTTTCAAAGCCTCTTATTGAAAAAATAAGGCTTGAAGCCACAGGAAAGCACCTACTCCGTGGAAAAGAAAAATATAAAGGAACCCGACTCCCCCTATGAAGGGTTATGAACTCTTTCAAATCTATCTCGGGGTGAAACTCCATTTTACCTCTGATTCCTATGATTTCTTTCGATTTCGAGGAAAAACCAATACCTCTTTTGAGTCCTATCTTAAGAGAAAAGACAAGTATTGGTTTGAGAAGTTGTCGAGATCATTCAAGGGAGATCCTGTAGATTTTTTCTTTGCACTGTTCTCACACAATCCCCACCAGTGGATAGGAGAAATGGTTGAAGGAGGATACGATGAGATCTACTCCTCTTGGCAAAGGCGAATGCAGAATTATTCTGAAGAATTCAGCGAAGACATGGGAACTCTGTGTAAAATTGCAGGAGACAAAGGATTTGATTCACTTTTTTCTGCCGATGAAGGACATCCGCCTCTTCTGCAAGCCCTTGTTCGTGGAGATATTTCACCAGAATCTTTCATAACTCTAGATGAGATATTAGGATTCTTTTCTCAATTCACAAGAGAATTAGGTGGAGATCCCCTATGGGATGTGTTGCGAAAGAGATCAGAGAAATACCGTCCCTTTCTTCGGTCAAAGGGTGTTTTGGCAAACACTCTTAAGTATCGAAAACTCCTCAAACAAAAGTTAGCAGATTCGGGAGTTGGTGCTTGACAAAAGGGCAAACCCGATACATAATAGTGGGTCAAGACATACAACGACATACAAACATCGTACACAAATCTAATACAAAAGGAGCGTACATATGAGTTTCAAAGACCTAAAGAAGAGTTCTAGTGACAGCATGAAGCGTCTGCTCAACGAAGCAGAGAAACTAAAGAAGGGTGGCGGCGAGAATTCCTATGAGGACAATCGCATTTGGAAGCCA